ATCAAGTTGACCGATGGTGACGCTGGTTCTGTGAATCGTTACTATGCTCGCAACGAAGATGGCGAAATCCGTGATCAATATATGTCCAACACTGACTATCGTTTTGATGAGAAGACTGGTGAGCGTAAGCGTATCAAAACAGTTGTTCTACTTCAAGATGATATCACAAAGAAAGTTTACACCTACGAACCATATCAGTGTACAAATTTGATTTGTAAATTGATGCAAGATCGTCATGGTGCAAATGTTGTTGGCTACCATATCGTGGGTAAGGGTCGTCGCGAATTGACTACTACTGTTGCTCGCTATGGTGTTGCTCGCAATTCCGTTGAGGAAATGGATCTTGCTATGAAAGTACGTAAGGGTTTCAACGATGAGATGTTCTTCCCAATTACCATGACTGGTCATACAGAAATGTTCCTGTTGCCAAACAACATGAAAGTTGATGAGGGTACACTGGAAGAAGCCATGGGCACTTTGACCTCCAACCAGATTGCTAAGAAATTCGGCAAATATTTGGGTGCAAAGAAGACCAGCCGAGTCCTATTGAATAGGTTTGTGGCTGCGGTTGCGTAAGTCATTGATTTTAAACGATTTTTATTACCCCTACCAGTCGTAGGGTTATTAAAGAAAGTCCTTGACATAAATTCGGTTTGGGCGTATAATTATCTTATGATGATTGAAAAGGAAACTAAATTATGAAACTTGCTCGAAATATCCTTTCACAAACTGTTGTGAATGGTGTAACTTATACAGTGGTCAAACCACGTAAGACTCCGACTTCCCGTTGGATGTCTGCCAAAAACAGTAAAAATTCAACAATTGGAACTTCTGGTTTCGCGACTGGTTTCCCACGTAAATCTGCTTGGAGTAAATAATGGGTTTAGATATGTATTTGTCAGCAAGAAAATATATGAGTAAGTATTTCGATCCTGCTGATTCCGAACGTATTAATGCTATCAACGATATCTTTGGTATCGATGGCGATGAAGAAAACGACTTTGGTGCACAGGAAATTATTTTCCGTGCTGCTTACTGGCGTAAAGCAAATGCGATCCACCAGTGGTTCGTTGACAATGTTCAAAATGGTCAAGATGACTGTGGCGAATATGAAGTGAGTCGTGAGCAGTTGAAGTCACTGATGGAAGTTTGTGAACAAATCCTTGCTGATAAGAAATTGGCTCAAGAATTGTTACCAACCACTAGTGGTTTCTTTTTTGGCTCAACTCAATACGATGACTGGTATATGGGCGATGTTCAGTATACTGCTGATCGTATTAAGAAGGTTCTCGAAGAACCAGCGATGGCGAAGTGTAGTTTTAATTACCAGTCGTCATGGTAATGCTTGACTTTAATTCGTAAATCAGGTATAATATAATTTTGTAATGGAGAAAATGTGATGGATCAAAATATCTTTGAAAGTAAGTTGTTCGAAATGTTTCCCGATATCGTCGATTCGGGTGTTGTGAGTCGTACTCAAATTGTTGATACGATGAATGCGTTGGGCACAACTAAGTATCCCAACTGGTTGATGACCAATAAAGTTGGTCGTGGTCTTTACGCAATTGCTGGTGGAAACACAGTTCGTAAAGTTGTTGAACAAGAAATCGTTGAAAATGATGTGAAGAAACCTACGTATATTACTGAAGCCACAGTTGCTGCTCCGATCGTTGATAGTAACTATGTTGCTTGGGGTAATCATACTGATGTTGAAGCCATCATTAAATCTAAACTGTTTCATCCGATCTATATCACAGGTCCGACTGGCAACGGCAAGTCTACCATGGTTGAGCAGATTTGCGCAAAACAAAAGACACCTCTGATTCGTGTTAACTTGAACGCAACTGATGACGAAGATAAGTTGATTGCTTCTAAGACTCTCGTTGATGGTAACGTGGTTATTGAAGATGGTCCAGTCGTTATCGCTATGCGTAAGGGTATCCCAATTCTGATTGATGAGATTGACGCTGGTGGTGCCAACTTGCTTATGTGCTTGCAAGGTGTTCTTGAAGGTAAACCCCTATACATCAAAGCCAAGAATGAGATCGTGTATCCTCAGGCTGGTTTTAATGTGATTGCTACTGCTAATACCAAAGGTAAAGGCAGTGATGATGGTCGCTACATTGGTACGAATGTGCTTAATGAAGCATTTCTCGAGCGATTCGCTATTGTCTTCGAACAGGAATATCCTGGACAGAAGGTAGAAGCCAAAATCGTGACCAATCTGATGAAGTCTTTGAACTGCTTGGATGGTGAGTTTACTTCGGTACTCATCAAATGGGCAGATGCGATTCGTCGGACTTTCGAGGATGGTGGTGTTGACGAAACAATTACGACTCGTCGTTTGGTTCACATCGTTAAGAACTTTGCGATCTATAAAGACAAGCGTAAGGCAGTGCAACTTGCTGTCAATCGTTTCGACTCGCACACCAAAGATGCTTTCTTGGATTTGTTCGATAAGGTAAGTGCTGACCCAACTTCGGTTGAAGAGTCTGTTCCTGTCGAAACGAACAATGAAACGAAGGAAGTATCGTTCTAAAATAAGTTTGACAAATAAACTAAATCGTAGTATAATTATCTTGTAAATTGAAAAGGAAATTGATAATGTTGAAATATAATGACTTGACTAAAGCACAGAAACGATTCGTTGATTCTGTTATTGCTGAATTCCCTGAAATTAAAAAGACAGGTGTAGTTAATCGTAAAGAACTTGAGTCTATCTATTGGACTCTAAACGATAAACGTGCGAAGGGTGGCGCGAAGGTTGGTTTCCCCAACTGGTTGACTGCTAAAAATAAAATCGATCGTGGTGTTTTCGATTTTCCTTTGCCTGAAGCAGTTACTGCTAAAGCAAAGAAAGTTGCTTCTGCTGAGAAAGAGAAGTTTGAAAAGATTGTAAACGAAGGAGCAATTCCTGAAGTTGAAGATTATGAATATGATGAAGAACTTGAGAATATCAAGGCAGACTTGTCTAGTATCAATTCTTAATTAGTTTTCGTGGGAAGGATGCGTGTGGTCACCAGCGCATCCACATTCCCATTCTTACAGGTGACATTATTTTATGGAGTAATTTATGACTAAGACGGCAAAATTGATTCAATGTTTGCAAGGTGGTAAAGAATTGACAGCAAAGCAGATTACTGGAACTTTCGGTTTCAAGAATCCAGCTCGTGCTATTCATTATCTTCGCGCACAAGGTTACTGTGTTTACAGCAACCCAAAGACATTGAGCACTGGTCAGAAGGTTGTTAAGTATCGTCTCGGTTCACCATCTAAGCGTATGATCGCTTTGGCGAGCATGGTTGGCGGTGCTGGTTTGTTTACTCGTTAATTGAGTAGGGGGACTTCGGTCCCCCATTTTTTATTATGGATAATTATGGCTACTAAATCAACTAGACAATTCATTCAAGATGCTATTAAAGAGTCCCAAACAGCTACGACTGGTGGACGAAAATTTGATGGTGGTAAACTTCAGTATGGTTTACTTCCTCCACTTGCATTAAAAGCAACTGTGGAAATTCTAACATTTGGTGCGGAGAAATACGAACCAGATAATTGGAAACATGTTCCTGATTCAAAACGCAGATATTACGATGCAATGCAAAGACACCTCTGGGCATGGAAAGAGGGAGAGCAGAATGATCCTGAGACTGGTAAGAATCACTTGGCACATGCGATGTGCTGTTTAATGTTTTTATACGAACATGATGTAAAATATTCAAAGGATACTGATAAATAATTTTACAACTCAACTCTCTTATGGAGGATATATGTCACATGAAATCGACAAAGAACAACACTCTAAACGTATTCACCAAAAAGAAGTTAAGATACGAAAACAAACAAAAATCGCTAAAGCATTTGGTGTGCCAGTAACTGAAGCGCATCGTTTCAATAAACATCATGCACTTGATTGTGGTCATCCAAACTGTGTAATGTGTTCTAGTCCCAGAAAAATTTGGGGAGAGAAAACTATACAGGAAAAACGATTTGAACAAGCTGAAAAAATTGTTAATGAGTAATTTTAAATTTTGGGAAACTAATCTTGACGTAAGTAAAATATGTCAACAACTATTAGATAATCCAGATGATTGGCAGGTTGTATCTAAGATGAAGAACATTGCTGGAGATTTGAAGCCATATGGGTTTCTTCCTCTGGTTATGGCAGTAGTTAAAAACGAAGGAGACAATCCTAAGAATACTGAACTTCAAAAAACTACACCCATGTACAACAGATATACTGAAATTCGTAAATGGTTAAAGAGTCGAGGTATTACACAAACATCTAGAGCAGCATTTTTTAAATTAGCAATTGGTGGCGAGGTTCTTACTCACATTGATGATGGAACATATTACCTAACACGTGATAGATTTCATTTATCCTTGCAAGGAAGATATCTTTACACTGTTGGTGATGAGCAACATATTATAGAACCAGGAACTTTCTTTTGGTTTAATAATAAGATTCCGCATAGTGCTAAACAGATTGGTGATCAAGAAAGACTAACCTTTGTCTTCGATGTTCCTCACTCTCTTGAACATCCTGCGAACAGTAAATATATTTGACAAATATACACACACACGGTATAATACTTTATACATATGTTATATAATTTTTTAGGAGAAACCCACAATGAAATTGAGTAAAGAAACGCAAGAGATTTTTAAGAACTTCGCATCCATCAATGCTAACTTGATGTTGCGTGAAGGTAACAAACTTTCTACTTGGACTGAGAACAAAACTGTTATCTCAGAAGCAACCATTACTGAGACATTCCCACAAAACTTTGGCATTTATGATGTTAATGAATTCTTGGGTGTTGTTAGTTTGTTTAATGACCCAGACTTGACATTTGCTCAAGACGTAGTTGTTATCAAAGAAGGTAAGAATCAAATTAAATACAAAGAAGCAGATGAGGCAACATTGAAAGTGCCAACCAAATCTATCAACTTCCCAGAAGCAGAGATTAACTTTTCTCTTTCCGCTTCTGATCTAACAAACATCATTCGTTCAGCTGGTGTTCTAAAAGTAAGCGATGTATCATTTATCGGTAAAGATGGCACACTAACTGCTTTGGTTATCGACAAGAAAAATCCTCTAACAAATAAGTTTGAGATTGATGTTGGTACAACTGATAAGAACTTTACTGCGAACATGAAGATTGAGAACTTCAAAATGATTCCAGGTGCTTATGATGTGTCTATCGCAAAAATGAAAATCTGTCGATTCAAGTCAACAAAAGGTAACTTGGTTTATTACGTAGCAGTTGAACAAGACTCATCAGCTGAGTAATAAATGATTGACCAGTCAATGATGGAGGATCTCCGTACTCTTTTGAGACACGGAGATGAGTTCAAAGCGAAATGGGGATTTAATGCATACGATAACTATGTTTGGCGTGAGTACATGGTTATTGATTATATGAATCAGTTTTATCCTACATTTAGCAAACATGTTGGCAGGCATGGTGAGGATTCTTTTTGTGAAGAATTGAAACTGGAGAAGATTTCGATTAAGTCAGCACAAGTTAGGAAAAGAAAAACAACTAACGACTATAATCTTACTTCTTCAATATTTTTCTTTGATAGGCAAAAACAGCAAGAGTTTCGTGATAGAGCATTATCTTCTGATTCATATTTGTTTGCATTGTTTGATGCTGAACACAGTGGTCATCCGATCAGTGTAACATTTTCACATAAACCAAAAGATGTTGATGCGATCAGAGAATTGATTTCTAGTAAACAAAAAGAATATTTGGCAAAGCCAGATGAGCAGAAAAATAAACGTGATACGATTACAGTAAATTATGGGGAGGTGTCTGAATTAAATACTGAAAAGTATGGAGCGCACAAAGCGACGTTATTTGAATTTACAATTTAATATTATGGAGTTATTATGAATGATGATTTTTTGTGGGTAGAGAAGTATCGCCCAAAGACTATTGATGAGTGCGTGTTACCACAAGCGACAAAGGATACTTTCAATCAGTATCTTGCGAATGGTCAGCTCACCAATTTTATTTTTTCTGGAACTGCTGGTGTAGGTAAAACTACAGTGGCACGTGCGCTATGTAATCAACTTGGCGCAGATTATATGTTTATCAATGGATCAGAAGAAAGAGGAATCGATGTATTACGTGGAAAAATCAAACAATTTGCCTCGTCTGTTAGTCTCGTATCAGACGGAACGAAAGTCGTCATCCTTGACGAAGCCGATTATCTTACCCCAGAAACGCAAGCAGCCTTGCGCTCTTTTATCGAAGAGTTTTCCAACAATTGCCGATTCATCCTCACCTGTAATTTCAAAAACAGATTGCTCCCAGCAATTCACTCACGATGCTCAGTAATTGATTTTAAAATTGAGAGCAAAGACAAACCTAAGATTGCAGCAAACTTCTATCGTAGAGTTGTAGATATTCTTACGACAGAGAACATTAAGTTTGATCAAAAGGCAGTTGCTAAACTTGTCGAAACATATTTCCCTGACTTCCGTAGAGTTCTTAATGAACTTCAGCGTTACTCATCTAGTGGTGCGATTGATGAGGGTATCCTAGCAAATCTTTCTGATGAATCAATGAAAGAGTTGGTTGGTTATCTAAAAGAAAAAGACTTCATCAATGCACGTAAGTGGGTCGCTAAAAATAACGATATCGATACTGCTGCTTTGTTTCGAAGAATCTATGACACAGCATCAGATTTCCTTCAGCCACAATCCATCCCATCGATGGTAATTATTCTTGCCGATTATCAGTACAAAGCAGCATTTGTTTCTGATGCGGAAGTGAATAATGTTGCTGCTCTTACAGAGATCATGATGAACTGTAAATTCAAGTGAGGTTGTGATGACCCCATTTGATTTTATAAATGCGATTAACTCGCACAAAGCGGATATTATGGAGGAGCCGAACGCTGAGAAAGAGTACAAGAAACATGCCTTTATCATTAATCGTGGTTTGGCATACTTTCCTGATACTGTTATGCAAGCCAACAACATGAACCGCAACAGCCATATCCCACCAGATTGGCAATTTTCTTATTTGCTAAATAGTATTACCAAGTCAAAAAGATACAGTAAATGGGCTGAAA